AAAACGCACGGAAGTGACGGGGGCGGACGGCGGCGCGCTGTTCGGTTTGTCGGCGGAAGTGCAGGGGATGATCCAGTCTATGGGGCTGGACGTGAGCGAGGTGGTGCGTCAGTTCGAGGGGATGGTACGCGAGGCGGCGCAGGCCGGCGGGGAGCAAGGCTTAACGCAAAGGCGCGAAGGGGCGAAGGCGCAAAGAGATAGAGAATAGAATTTATCGGCAGTCAGTTTTAAGGGGGAATGATGGACGACGACTTTATGACGATGGGCGAAGCGGCTGAAGAACTGAAGATGAACGAACGGGACGTGTGGGCGTTCCTGGAAGGGATGGGGATCAGCACGACGCTGGCGGAGATGGGGGACGAAAAGGTGGTGAGCCGGAATCGGGTGAACCGGGCGCTGAAGACGATGCGGGGGGAACTGCTGGCGGATACACTGCGGCGGCGACCGGCGGGGAAAAAGGCGTAAGGAGAAGGCGGCGGGCGGGAGTGATGAGCGGGCGGTGGCGGCGCGGTTGTTCCGGGGGGTGGTTGGGGTAGAGCCGCCGGGCGCTTTGCCTGCGTTTGATTTACACGAAAAACAGCGGCAGTTTGTGTACAGCGGGGCGCACCATGCGGCGTTCATCGGCGGCATCGGCAGCGGGAAAAGCTGGGCGGGCTGCGCGCGGGCGATTTTGGCGAGCATGGGAAGCGTGGGCGGGCGAGACGTGCCGGTGCCGAACCTGGGCATGATAACCGCGCCGACGTACCCGATGCTGAGAGACGCGACGCTGCGAACGTGGCTTGACCTGGCAGACCGATACGTGCCGGGGTTCACGCGCGATATGCTGAACAAAGGCGAGATGGTGGCCCGGATGCCGAACGGGAGCGAGGTACTGTTCCGATCCACCGAACACCCGGAGCGGCTGCGCGGGCCGTCCCTGGCGTGGTGGTATGGCGACGAGGGCGCGCTGTATACGCCGGCGGTGCGGCGGGTGATGGTGGGGCGTTTGCGGCAGGGCGGCGCGCTGGGGTATGACTGGCTGACGACGACACCGAAAGGGCGGAACTGGGTATGGCAGACCTACGCCCGGCAGGCGCGCGAGGGGTATATGCTGGTGACGGCGACGAGCGCGGAAAACGTGTTCCTCGACCGGGAGATTATCGAGACGTGGGAGACGGAGTATGCAGGGGACTTCGCCCGGCAGGAACTACTGGGAGAGTTCGTTGCATTTGAGGGGCTGATATACGCTGAGTTCGAGACGCTGAAGCACGTAAGCCGGACGCGCCCGGAGACGTTTAAGCGGGTGGTGGCGGGGGTAGACTGGGGCTTCGCCAATCCGGGGGTGATTATCGTGGTGGGCAGCGACGGAGACGGGCGATTGTGGGCGCTGGCGGAGGCGTATGAACGGCGGCGGCGGGTGGAAGAATGGACGGACGTGGCCGCACAGATGCGCGACCAGTGGGGCATTGAGACGTTTTACTGCGACCCCAGCGAGCCGGAATACATCCGGGCTTTTAAGGAGCGCGGGTTGAAGGCAGAGGGGGCGGATAACCGGGTACTGCCGGGAATCCAGATGGTCAAAAACGCACTGGCGACGCGGGCGGACGGGACGGTGGGGATGGTGATTAACCCGGCGTGCGTGCATGTGCTGAGCGAGATGGAGCAGTACCAGTGGGCGGAAAACCGGCACGGGATAAAAGACGAGCCGGTGAAAGCCAATGACCACGCGATGGACGCGCTGCGGTATGCGGTGATGGGCGTGGGGCGTGAGCGGGTGCAGGCGAGACAGTCAACGGGAGCGGGAAGATATGCTTAACCAGATCGGCGAGATACTGAAGGCGCGGGGGCTGATCGGCAGCCAGTGGGAGGCCACGCAGCAGGCGCGGGGCGAACTGGTGCGACTGGCGCGGGAGTATTATGACGGCGCTCACCGGCTGAAGCTGACCGCCGAAATGCGGAAGATGATGCAGATCAGCGACGAACGGCTTGACCGGTACAACAACAACTACTGCGAAATGGTGGTGGACAAGCTGAGCGACCGGCTGGTGCTGGATACGGTCGAAAATGACGAGGCCGCCCAGGCGTGGGCGGAAGCGATCATGCGGGCGAACCGGATGGACGCGCTACAGATTGGACTGCACGAGGCGGTGCTGCGCGACGGGGAAGCGTTTGTGATGGTGGAGTACCAGGACGAACGCGGGACGGTGCTGGCGCGGGAACTGGCCTGGGACGGCGGAACGGGCATTTTGCCGGTTTATGACGGGCGCGGGGAACAGATGATCGCGGCGGCGAAAGTGTGGCTGGAAGGCGACATCACGCGCGTGAATATTTATTATCCGAACTCAGTGGACAAATACGCGGCGGGTGAAGGCGCGCTGAATCTGATCGAGACAGTGGACACGACGCGAAACGGGGCAATGGCGGGCGTGCCGCTGGTGGCGTTCCGCAACCGGGGCGGGGGCAGAAGCGAACTGATGAACGTGATCCCCTTGCAGGACAGCCTGAACCGGACGCTGGTGAGCATGGTGATGAGCGCGGAACTGACGGCCTTCAGCCTGCTGTTCGCGGTGGGGTTCAAACCGCCGGCGGGAATCACGCCGGGGATGGTGATCCACGCGATGGTGGCCGGGGCGGACGGCAACAGCATCGTGACGGGCGACAGCGCCGAAGCGGGCGCATACGCGGCGCTGATGAGTACGTACCGCCTGGAGCGCATACAGGGCGGGAACGTGACGGAGTTGATCGGGCAGGCGGAATTTTTGATTGACCAGATTTCGACGATCAGCAGCACGCCGATCCCGGCGCAGATGGGCGGGGACAGTTCCAGCGGCGAGAGCCTGAAACAGCGGGAGATCAGCCTGCTGGGGAAAGCGCGGCGGGCGATGGTGCAGCTGGGGAACGCCTGGGAAGACGTGTTTACGCTGGCACACCGGCAGCAGGAGCTATACGCGGCGGCGCGGCCACCGGCGGCGGCGGACTGGTATGCACGATGGAAGACGGCGGAACTGCGGAATGAACTGGACATCCGCGAGACGGCGAAGCTGCTGCACGAGTGGGGCTACGAACGGGAGGCGCTGCGCGTGTTGAGCCAGGGGAGCCTGGTGCAGTACAGCAACGATGACATTGAGACGCTGGTGGCGGAAAAGAGCGCGGACGCGGGCGCGACGCTGGCGGGGCTGGCGGGGACGCTGCCGGGGTTTGATGCGTTCGGGCAATAACCCGAATAACCCGGCGAATAATTGACAGGCAAAAATTGACGCCCGACGAGGGCGTTTTTATTTGTCGAGCGCGCCGGAGAGCGAAGCCTCGCGCAGCATGGGGCCGAACACGTCGTCATTGTAGGACTGGATGAAGTCGCGCAAGGTAACGCGGCCAGCGGTGAAGGCTTCGAGCTTGCCGGGGGAGCGGGCGAAGCTGTTCTGCTGCGCCTGACGTTCCGGCGGGAGGGAGGCAAACCAGTCAGCACCGGACTGGATGGCGCGGGGCAGACCCTTGACGATGACAACGGAGGTACAGCGCCCGGAGTGATGATCGTTGACACGGGGAACGGGGGCGTCGGCGTCCCGGTCGGAGTCCCAGATCACGTCGCCGTGTTGGGCGATACAGCTTAAACAGGTGCGGGTGTCGAGGGCGGCAATGCGGACGACCTGCTGAGCAATGGCGCGGTTGGCGGTCTGGTGGATGGCGGTGGCGTCCCGGTAGCTAGTGAGCTGTAGCGTGCGCATGAGGTTATTGGCCTGATGCGCGGGGAGCGACTGGACGACGAGAGCGATCTGTTCCGCCGTGCGGATGGGCGACCAGCCGAGGGCAACGCCGCGAATGGCCTGATTAAGCACGATGTCGAAGATGTCCGCGCCGTACTTTTCGACGGTGGCGCGCCAGGCGTCCGAGCGGGCATAAGCGACGAGGCGTGCGATAGCTTCGGGGTCGGGGCTGTTCCAGCGCAGGCCGAGGCGGGCAAGCTGAGCGTCGGTGGTGCCGCCGATGGCAAGCTGGCGCTGAAGCGTGCGGGCGGCTTCGGCACCGCCGGACTGTATCTGTTCGGAGACCGAACGGATGAGCGCGCCGTTGGCGTTGAGGGTGGTTTCAAGGTCAGCCAGGACAGCGCGAAGGATGGCGTTATCGGGGGTGAGGCGCAAACCGGCGGCGTTGAGGCGGGCGGCTTCGGCGGCAAGCTCGTCAAGGCGCTGCTGCATGAGGCCGCCGGCGCTGTTGCCAGCGATAGCACGCAGGACGGGTTCGGCTGCCTGAGTGTAAGCACGATCAAGCAGCCGGTGGATTAAATCCGTAACCGTCCCCTGACGGGGAGAACCGCCAGCGACGATTAAGCACCGTGTACCGCAGCACCCTTGATGCCGATAAGCTCGGCATTGGCAGTACCGGCACCGATTGCCAGCACCACGACATAATCACCAGCGACGAGATCGGTATCCGGCGCGACACCGCCGGCGGTGGTCGAAAGCACGTAGAGGGTGCCAGCCGTGAGGGTTGCGCCCCAGTTGATGGTCGCGCCGGGCGGGGCAATGAGCATGTCCGCGCCGTCATAGCCGTCGGAAAGGGCGATGCCCGCGAACTCGGAGGCGGCGTCGGTGTCGGCGTCGGCCAGTTCGTGTTCGAGGGTGGTGGTGTTCTGATAGACCGCTTTACCGCGCGCGATGGTTTCGCCCGCTTTGACGATCTGAGGCCGCGCGCCGGAAACCCACTTGACGTTGGCCGGAGTTACCACAATATCAGTCATGAGATGTAACCTCATACAGATTGATAGATGTTGACAGGAAAAGCGTAACGCGGGGGCGGGGAGATTAACGCGCAGAAGGGGTCTTATCGGAAGTGTTTAACTGTGCGTTATAGGGGGCGCGAAACGGGGAAGATACAGGGAACAGGCGCGCGCGCGCAGGGCCGGAAGGCTGACGCAGACGCGCCGGGCGAGACAAAACAGGCGGGATGCCAGGAGACGGCGGGATGCTGTTGAACAAAAATGCTAGAGCAGCGCGGCGCGCGGGAAGCGGGGGGGAGACCTCCCTGGCAAAACGGCGAGCGTGGTTTGATGAGCAGGGCGCGGCAGGGGAACCGGCAGCGGCGGCGGGGAGCAAATACAACCCGGCGACGGTTGACGATGCCCGGAGGATTATTGAGGCGCTGGAGAAGCGGATCGGTGAGCGCGAGGCGACCATTGACGAGCTGAAAAAGGCCAGCGCGAGCCTGAGCGATCAGGTACGGGCGATCCAGGAAGCCAACAAAAAGCGGCTGGAAGCCGAGGGGAACTTCGCAGAGTTGAAGACCGCGCTACAGGCGGAGATCGAAACTTTGCGACCGACGGCGGAACGGGCGCGGGCGCTGGAGGCGATCATCCGGGAGAGCAACGAGGCGCGTATCAACCGCGTGCCGGAGACGATGCGGGCGCTGATACCGGCGGAATATCCACCGGAGCGGCTGCAAGCCTGGCTGAACGCGAATGAAAACCTGCTGACGAAACCACCGGCCCCGGCATTTGATGCGGGCGCGGGCGCGGGCAACGGGCCGCTGGCGGCATCGAAGATTACGCCCGATATGCGGACAATGGCTCGCAAGCTGGGCGTGACGGATGACGAACTGCTGGCCGAGATGAAACGTCGGGAAGCAGAAGGAGCAAAAGACGATGGCGAACTTTGAGTACGCCTATGATATGAGCGGCAATAACCAGCCGCCGGCAATCCGCAAGCTGCCGGTGGCGGCCAGCCAGACGCTGGTGAAAGGCGACGCGCTGATTATGTCGTCCGGGCAGCTGGCGAAAGCCGGGGCAGCGAGCGGCGAGATCGTGGGCGTGGCGGCGCAGGACAGCACGCTGGCGGCAGCCGGGACGCTGATCGAGGTCTATATCGCCATGCCCTGGCAGGTGTGGCGGGCGACGGCGACGGCGGACGCGACCAGTGTGGTGCGGAACGGGACGGAAGCCTATGACCTGACGAGCGCGCAGCTGGTGGACGTGGCGGACACGACCGGCGGCAGCTTGCAGATCGTGGACATTGACGCGGACGTGAACACGTCCATCTACATCCAGTTCATGTCGTGCTTTTACGCCGGCGCTTAGTGGAGGTACATAAACGATGTACACGGGACTGAGCAACTTCACGAACCTGGCGCTGGCGCTGAGCGCGCTGTGGAAACGGAACATGGTGGAACAGGCGGCGGTAGCCGGGCTGTTTAACGTGATGACGAGCGCGAAAGCGGCGGAGCGGAATCGTGGCACCGGCAGCATGAAGCTGGTGCCGGAGTACAACGGCTCGATTGAATACGATGAGTTCGACGAGCTTGACCTGTCCACGTACACCCACAAGCACTATGTGAAGGGTGTACGCATCCCGGTGACGCTGATCGAGGATGAGGAATACAACCTCATCAACCAGATGGTGCAGGAACACGCGATGAGCTTCGCCCGCACCCGCGCTTACCACATGGTGAGCGTGTTCAACAACGCCTTCAGCAGCACCTACACCGGGCCGGACGGCAAGGCGCTGTGCGCGACGAACCACAGCAGCGGCACGAAACCTTACTTCAACAACAAGGGGACGAGCGCGCTGAGCCATGACGCGGTGGTGGCGACCCGCGAGGCGATGCGGGGCTGGAAGGACGAAAACGGCCACATCCTGCTGCTGAACCCGGACACGATCATCGTGCCGGTGGGGCTGGAAGCGGAAGCGGACGAGATCGTGAACAGCGTGCAGCGCAGCGACAACGCGAACAACGCGATCAACGCGAACCGGCGGCTGGGCTACATCGTCGAACCGCTGCTGAGCGACAGCAACAACTGGTTCGTGGTGGATTCGCTGATGGCGCGGACGTACCTGAAATGGTATGACCGGGTGGCGCCGAGCTTCACCGAAGACCCGACCAGTGACTACAACCTGGAGATGAAGATGCGCGGGCGGATGCGCTACAGCTTCGGCTGGGACACCCACGTGTGGGTGTACGGACACGAGGTGGCGTAATGAGCCTGACTAACTTTCCAAGTGGGATCAACGCGGGTTCGTTCCAGATTGACGGCGTGGACATCCTGCCGCAGTGGCGCGTAGCGACTGTTGACGGGACGTTTGCAGGCGGGACGGCGAACGCGCGCGGCGATTCGGCAGGCACGGGCAACCCGGCCACGCTGTTCACGGTGACGGGCGCGGTGCTGGTGGTCGTGTTCGGCCACTGCACGGTGAACCTGGCGGGCACGTCCGCCACGCTGGAAGTGGGCGTGACGGGCAACACGGCGGCGCTGATCGCGCAGGCGACGGCGACCGACATTGACGCGGGCGATGTGTGGCGGGACGCGACCCCGGCGGTGGGCGCCGAGGCGCTGAATGACCCGGTGGCGATCATCGGCGGGCTGGACATCATCGAGACCACCGGCGCGGCGGACATTACGGCGGGGGCGATTACGTACTACTGCCTGTGGATGCCGCTGAGCAGCGACGGCAACGTGGTGGCGGCGTAGTAACTTCCTGGACGGCGACCCCTCCCCGGAGAACGGGGAGGGGTTAAAGAAGAAAGGTTATCGGAAGTGATACGCAGAACGCAGGTGACGGTGACAGCGGATGGAAGCGCGGGCGCGTCGGTGGGCAGCGCGAATACTCCGCATGTTGTAGATGGAATCATCCGGGCGATCCACCTGAATTACAGTGCAAGCGCGGCCGCGACGCTGGACGTGACGATCAGCGAAGCGAACGAAAGCCCGGCGCTGCCCGTGCTGACGGTAGCAAACAACGCGACCGACGGGTGGTACTATCCCATGCGGCAGGCAGACGACGCGGGAAGCGGCGCTGACCTGGCAAACGTGGGCGCGCCGGTGGTGACGCGGGATGCCCTGGTGGTGGCGGTGGCAGGGGCGAACGACGCCGACTCGGTGACGGTTACGGTGGTCTGGGACGACGGACGATGACGTTTACGTATGACCTAACC